TGCAGACCGCCTCCGGGCGGTTTTTTAGTGCCCGGAGGAAAGCTTGGGCCCAGCAGATCACGTTGATATCACTGGCGCCAAGGGCGGCAGTAGCAAGCCGAAAACGCCTGTAGAGGCACCCGATAGCCTGCAGTCGACCAACATCGGCAAGATTCTGATTGCCGTGGGAGAGGGTGAGTTCGACGGCGTTCCAACTGACCGCGACATCTTCCTCGACAACACCCCGATCGTTGATACCAGCGGCAATGTGAATTTCCCCGGGGTGAAGTGGGAGTGGCGCCCAGGTTCGGTCGAGCAGGACTACATCCAAGGCATCCCCGCGATCGAGAACGAGACCACCGTTAATGTGGAGCTGCGCAGCGACAATCCGTTTGCCCGTGCCCTGAGCAACACCCAGCTGTCGGCTGTGCGCGTGCGAATGGTCTGGCCTCGCCTGGCGCAGCAGGATAGCAGTGGCAATACCAATGGTTACCGCATTGAGTACGCCATTGATATCGCTACCGATGGTGGCGCCTACGTCGAAGCGCACTTGGGGGCGGTGGACGGCAAGACCACCAACGGCTACCAGCGCTCGGTGCGCGTGAACCTGCCCAAGGCAACCTCCGGCTGGATGCTGCGCGTGCGCCGTATCACTCCGAATGCCAACAGCGGCACCGTGGCCGACACGATGACCGTTGCCGGCTACACCGAGATCATCGACCAAAAGTTGCGATACCCGAACACCGCTCTGCTGTACATCGAGTTTGACGCCCAGCAGTTCCAGAACATCCCGGCCGTGACGGTGAAGTGCAAGGCCAAGCGCTGGCCGGTGCCGAGCAACTACGATCCGGTGGCCCGTACCTACACCGGCGTTTGGGACGGCAGCTTCAAGCAGGCCTGGACCAACAATCCGGCGTGCGTGACCTTCGGCCTGTGCGTAGAGGACCGTTTTGGCCTGGGCAAGCGCATCAAGTCTTGGATGGTCGACAAGTGGGAGATGTACCGCATCGCCCAGTATTGCGACCAGCTGGTGCCGAACGGGCAGGGCGGTCAGGAGCCTCGCTTCCTGTGCGACATGAACCTGCAGGGCCGCGCCGAGGCCTGGACGCTGCTGCGCGACCTGTCGGCCATTTACCGCGGAATGGTGTACTGGGCCCACGGCTCGCTGTTCATGCAGGCGGACATGCCGCGCGCTCAGGACATCGACTATGTGTTCACCCGGGCCAACGTCATCGACGGTGAGTTCGTATACGGCGGTGCCGAGCGCAACACGCACTACAGTCGTGCCCTGGTCAGCTACGACAACCCGGCCAACAACTACGACACCGATGTGATCCCGGTGACCGACCTGGCGCTGCAGCGGCGGTTCCGCGACCGGCCAATCGAGATTTCGGCGATCGGCTGCACCCGCGCCTCCGAAGCCCAACGCCGTGGGAAATGGGCGTTGCTGAGCAACAGTCAGGACCGGACTGTCACCTTCAAGACCGGCATGGAGGGCCGTATTCCGCTGCCGGGCTACGTCATTCCTGTGGCTGATGAACTGGTGGCGGGCCGTCCGAATGGCGGGCGTATCTCTGCTGCTGCCGGCCGCGTCGTGACGCTCGACCGTGACACTCCGATCAAAGCTGGCGACCGGTTGATCCTAAACCTGCCGAACGGTACCGCCCAGGCCCGGACGGTCCAGTCGGTCAGCGGCCGTGCTGTCACGGTGACGGTGGCCTACAGCGTGCAGCCAGAGCCTGAGCTGCAATGGGCGATCGACTACGACGACCTGGCTGTGCAGCTGTTCCGAGTGCTGAAGACCACTCGCACCCAGGAAGGCGAGTACGAGATCACTGCGCTCGAGTTCAACCCGAGCAAGTTCGCTTCGATCGACACCGGCGCCAAGCTGGACGAACGCCCCATTAGCGTCATTCCGGTGACCACCGTGCCGCCGCCGGCCAGCGTGTCGCTGACCTCGTCCTATGCCGTCGATCAGGGCATTGCCGTCAGCACCATGACCATTGCCTGGCCGGCAGTGCAGGGCGCGGTTGCCTATGAAGTGGAATGGCGGAAGGACAATGGCAACTGGATAAGGCTGCAGCGTACCGGCACCACCTCGGTCGACGTGGTGGGTATCTACGCTGGCGCCTACTTGGCCCGAGTGCGCGCCGTCAGCTCGTTCGATATCACGTCGATCTGGCGCGACTCGATCCTGACCGAACTGAAGGGTAAGGAAGGCTTGCCGCCCTCGGTTACCTTCCTAACCGCTGAATCGCTCATTTTTGGCATCTCGCTGAAATGGGGGATTCCGCCGGGCGCTGAGGACACCCAGCGAACCGAAGTCTGGTACGGCCCGAGTAACGATCTGGAGGCAGCGACCAAGCTGGCCGACCTGGCCTACCCGCAGACCGAATACGTCATGCAGGGCCTTGCTGCAGGTGTGTCGTTCTTCTTCTGGGCCCGCCTAGTGGACCGAACCGGCAACATCGGCCCGTGGTATCCGGTCGGGAGCGGGGTCCTTGGCCAATCCGGTTCGGATGCTGGCCCTATTTTGGAACTGATCAGCGGCCAGATCACCGAGAGCGAACTCGGCCAGGACTTGCTGAAGGAGATTGAGAAAATCTCGGGCTATTTCCCCGGCTCCGTCAACGACCGGATCAACGAGGCGAAGCAGGAACTGGAGGACCTGATCACCGACTTGACCGACCCGCTGGAGTATGTGCCCACCAACGCCTATGCCAAAAACGATGCGGTGCGTAGCGGCCAGCGTCTGTATATGGCCATCGCGCCGGTGCCGGCGGCAGGTGACGGCAGCAACGCGCCGCCGAATCCGACCTACTGGGTCGATATCGGCAGCATTGCCTCGACGGCAAATGGCCTGGCGCAGGCGGTGGCCAAGAACACCACCGATATCACGGACCTCGACGGCAAGGTGACGGTCAACGCCGCCATGCTGCAGGCCGTCCAGTCGGCCTATCGCGATGACAACGGGGAGGGCGCGCTCAACGACGCCCTGCGGGGCTGGGACACCCTGGCCAAGGTCTCGGAAGAGTCGCGCACCCGCGCCACGCAGAACGAGGCCATGGCCAGCCGGATGACAACGGTAGAGGCCAGTGTCGGCGAGACCAAGGGCAGCATCCGCAGCCTCGAGCAGACCGTCGTCACGAATGAGCAGGCCACGGCCAGCCGATTCCTGGATGTGAACACCAAGGTGGGGGCCAACTCGGCCAGCATCTCGGTGCTGGAAAAGACTGTCACCGACAACGAATCGTCGACGGCCTCGCGCCTCCAAACGGTCAACGCCCGGGTTGATGCTGCCAACCAGGCGCTTGATCAGGAAAAGCTCGATCGAGACAACGCAGTAACGGATGAGCGCCAGGCGCGGGAAGCGGCTGTCGAGAACGAAGCGACAGCACGCGCCGATGGCGACGAAGCTTTGGGCCTATTGGTTAACACTGTCACCGCTCAGGTGGACGAGAACACCAGCAAGATCCAGACCGTGGAGCAGGCCCAGGCCGACACCGACCAGGCGGTTGCCTCGATGCGCACCACCATCGGGGCGGTTTACACGACTGGGCGGGACGACAACGCCGAGCGCGAGCTTTCCGGGGCCCTGAAGGCATGGGAAAGCACTGCCAAGATCGCCGAAGAAGCAAAGACGCGAGCAACCGAGATCGACGCTCAGGCGAAGAAGACCGAGACGCTGGAAGTGTCGTTCAACTCGGCGCTGGATAAAGCCAACGGTGAACTACAGAAAACCAGCGCCTCGGTGCAGGTCACCAGCCAGGCCTTGGCCGCGCTGGATAACAAGGCCAGCACCATGTGGTCGGTCAAGATGCAGGTCAATGCCCAGGGCCAGTACGTTGCCGCTGGCATCGGCCTTGGCATCGAGAACGGCCCGGCCGGATTGCAAAGCAAGTTCCTGGTATCGGCCGACCTCTTCGCGGTGGTCAACGGCATCAACGGCACGCTTTCCTCTCCATTCGCGGTGCAGGGCGGCCAGGTGTTCATGAATGAGGCCTTCATCCAAGACGGCACCATCACGAACGCCAAGATCGGCAGCTACATCAGTTCGACCAACTATGTGGCCGGTCAACAAGGCTGGATCCTGAACAAGAATGGGACGTTCGAGATCAACGGCACGGTAGCGGGTCAGGGGCGCTTGCTGATCAACAACCAGCGCCTGCGCATCTACCACGCCACCGGCGGCCTGGCGATCGACCTGGGAGTAAACGTATGACGGCAGGCCTGAAGGTCTATGACCCGAGCGGCCTGGCGCTGCTGGATATGACCAGCACGATCAGCCAGATGATGGGGTACGTGGATACGGGGGCGGCCAATGGGTCGCTCTCGATTCCCCTGCCGCCGGCTGGGAGAACGCTGTTCTACGCCATCACCGAACTTTCCGCCCAGAACAAGTATCTCGGCAAGCGGCCGGGGGTGACCCTAGCCGTGGGGGCCTCCGCCGCCACCCTGGCTTGGCAGTACTCATACGCCGGCGGCTGGGGCTTCTACTCACTCAACTGCCGCATTCACTATGGCTACTACTAATGTCAGCAGGTCTGAAGGTTTACAAGGAGAACGGGCAGTTACTGTTCGATACCGAGAAGATTACTTACGGTCTTCTTAAAAGCGGCTATCTCTCGTTCCAGGTCAATTGGCCACGCCTCTATCATCGCTCAGCCCAGTTGCCACCCAATGAAGGGAGCAGTTATGCAGAGTCGTCGATTACCGATGCAGTCCACGGTTTCAGCGTTACGGGGGCAGTAGCGCCGATCGTATTCATCACGGGTTCGGGGATCTCTTGCGGATCCTCAAAGTCAGGTGACACCACGACGTTCTACTTCATCGGGGCCAGCCCCTCAACGAAGTTCTACTACTTCGACACCATGCGGAACACGCTGAATGGGGCCGGCCTAAAGTGCTACGACGAATCCGGCGCGCTCACCTTCAACTCTCTGCAGTATCCGCTCAACATCGTCGCCAGGATAAATGCACCACCACCCCCAACACCGACGGTAATCAACGGTATTGCCATGTACGGCGTTCCTTTCGCCGGCGCGACCAAGCAGGCTACCAGGTTTATCAGTAGCGGCCCCTACTACTGCGTGGCGAGGATCTTTATCGCGATAGGATCGGGTGAGTTCGCTGCTAGCACGACCTTTTCACGCTCGCTCGGGCAAGGGATCATGGATGATATGTCTTCGCCAGGCTCGCCATTCCCGGCTCGCGGGAGCATGCAAGCGCACATGGATGGCGCATATGGTGCAGCCGGAGGCATCTACTTCATGGCCTGCGACGCTGCGCGCACCACGATGATTTACAGCACTACTGCTGCCACCAGCTATTTCGACATCCCCACCGATCGATACCCGCAGGCGCTCGTCATCAAGACGGACAACCTGCCATTCCCATTCAACTAATCGGAGCATCCTATGCCCTGGTACAGGACAGGTACGGTCGCGATCACGGCTGGCCAAACAACGGTGACCGGTACCGGCACCAACTTTTCCGCGAATGCCCGGGTGGGCGATGCTCTGCTGGGGCCGGACGGCAACTGGTACGAGGTGACCAACATTGCCAGCGGCACGGTGCTCAGCATCCTGCCGGCATATAAGGGGGCAACCGTAGCCGGCGGCACCTATGCAATCGCGCCGGTGCAGGGCTACACCAAGACCCTGGCAGACAAGTTCAACGACATCGCGAACACTTGGGGATCGACGCTGGCCGGCCTGGGCTCGGTATCGACCGAGAATGTGGTGCCGGTGAACAAGGGTGGTACCGGTGGCAATACGGCAACCTTAGCCCGTAGCGGACTCGGCCTGAAGGCGGCTGCTGTGGCTGATATCCTCGGGACGGTCAGTCAAAGTGGAGGGACACCAACCGGTGCGGTCATGGAAACAGGGTCTAACGCTAACGGGACCTATTTCAAATTCGCAAATGGCTGCCTAGCCTGCTACGCGATTGGGCTGTCGTTAACCTTTGCGAACAACTCCAACCTTCAAGCATCGTGGACCTACCCAAGTTATTTCAGTCAGACGCCAGTTGTTCTTCCTCAAGTTGACCTTACCAACTACGCGGCGAAGATCTACGGAACTACCAAAGAGGTGTATGCAAGGAACGCTTCCGCATCGGGGGTTCAGCTAGGCATTGCATCGACTGGTGCATGGGTTTCTGGTGATCAATCCTTGGTGACAGTCGGCGCGCTAGCGCTGGGGAGGTGGTTCTAATGATTATCAAGCTTTCACCTGTTCGCTCTGATGTGAGCCTGTCTGTATCCAAATCGGGTGATACTCTGGAAGTGAACGGCGTGGCACTGGATTTCTCCCGCTTGGCCGATGGTGCGACCTTGCCTGCTGAAGCGATCGGGTGTGAATTCGTGATTGCGCCGGTCGAGCGTATCAACGGAGACCTAGTACTGACTCTCATGCTGCCCCACGTCGCCGATGCCCCGCAGGCAGCACGCTTCCCGGTCGACCTCTACCCAGCTGATGGCCAGGTGCAGTTGCCGGGCCTAGATCTGGGCGAGCGTCTGACTGCAGCTGCCGGGGTGATCGACTGGTCGCAGGTCATCACTGCTGAAGCAAAGGTACAGGAGGCTGCCGAGCAACTGCTCGTCATGGTATCCGCCGATCTCGCCCAGCGCCGCGCTGTCGCCGATGCTGCCATCGCACCACTGCAGGATGCCGTAGAGCTTGAAGAAGCAACCGAGGCCGAAGCCTCGCTGCTAAAGGAGTGGAAGCGTTACCGCGTCGCGCTGAGCCGCCTCCCTGAGCAGGAAGGCTATCCCACTGATAGCGTATGGCCGATTTCGCCGGAGGAGGCTCGCTACAGCAGCATAATTGACTGAATCCGAAAGCTCGGGTCCAAATTCGTTGCCCCCAGTTGCGCAGCGATATCCGCACACTCACACCACGATTTCGAGGATTCGTAGTCGCTATATCCTTTCTGTCTCCAGCTCCACGCCTCCTTCGATTTTAGAAACGCATCCATCTCAGCGGCCGTGGCATAAAAATGAGGACCGAACAGCAGCTGGGCGTAATTACAAAGCTGCTGGGATGCCGCTGTCGAGCCTGGACTAGTTTTCAGTTTGAGTATTTGAAATGAAACAGCATTGAGAAAACTGATGTGCGACTGAGCCACGATGGAGATCCCTCTCTATTTCAAAGAGCCATCATGCCTAGGTCTCCATGAAAATAGAATCTCTTGGCGCTCCTAAGGATGGAGCCATAGCTGTTCATCCCTGCGACATGATCCCTTGCCCACGCAACTGCAACTCAAACCACCGACCGCCGCCTGGCGGTATTTTTTTGCCTGGAGAAAACCCATGACCGCACGCGGCATTCGCAACAACAACCCCGGCAACATCGATTTCAACCCACGCAATGCCTGGCAGGGCCAGCTCGGCCTGGAGGTCGGTGTTGCCAAGCCACGCTTTGCCCGCTTCGATACGCCAGAGAACGGCATCCGCGCTCTGGGCAAACTGCTAATCAACTATCGGGGCAAGGATGGGATGCCCGGCGTTGGCGGGAAGGGCATCGACACCGTGCTGGAGACCATCAGCCGCTGGGCGCCGAGCAACGAGAACAACACTCAGGCTTACGCTGCGACCGTGGCCAGGCGGCTGGGCGTGCGGACCATTGACCCGATCAACATCAAAGATCCCGCAACGCTTCGCGGCATGGTGGTGAGCATCATCATCCATGAGAACGGCGGAAACCCTTACGCCGCCGCGATCATCGACGAAGGTGTGCGGAGGGCGCTGGCATGAAGTCTTGGGCCATCAGGTCGGCGCTGCTGCTGGCGCTGCTCGCTTCCTACTGGGGCGTGTACCACCACGGCCGGTCAGTGGAGCGGGCCGAAGCCGCCCTGGCAACAGCAGAGCGAGACAGCGGCGACCGCCTGGCCGAGGTGATCGGCGAACGCGCGGCGCGCCAAGAAGAACAACGACGCGCCACGGCGCAGGAGGAGGTGAGAGCGCATGCCGAGAAAGAGCGCAAGATTGCTAATACTGGCGCTGCTGGCGCCGATGCTGCTGGCCAGCGGTTGCACGACGACGGTGCCAAGTTCGCTGCCGCCATCAGTTGCCCCGGCACGGATACCGCCGCTGTCGCCAGAGGCCAGACAGCCACCCGCGCCGCCATGGTGCTCTCCGACCTGCTCGCACGGGCTGATGCGAGAGCGGGAGAGCTGGCGAAAGCTTATGACCAAGCCCGAATAGCGGGCCTCGCCTGCGAAGCGTCCTATAATGCCTTGATCAAGTGATCGGAGCAGGGAAGTGGACAAGCGCACCTTCATAGGGATGGTTGAGGCCGGTGAGCCGCTGATCCAGCAAGCTGTCGACGCCCTGCGGGAGTATCACCAGGCCCAGGATCGCGGTGAGCCGGTGGAAGAGATCGAGCGGTTGCGCCTACTGGCCGAGTCGCTGTTCCAGGTGGTGTCCGATTACCAGCTCCGTGTCATCGCCAAGGCTCGGGGAAAGGATTTGCCGCCTCTTCACTGATCCGCTGATCGGCAATTGCCCGCGACCGAGTCCGTCTATACGATACTGTTTATCTATACAGTATTGGTGCTCTATGTACTTCCTCCTCGTTCGCCGCCGCGTGAATGGCGTGGCCATCCCAACAAGCCAGCTCGGGAAGATTCAGCCCCTTCGGGCCGACATCCACATTGGTGATCACCACAGCGAGCCGCTGGGACGGGTATCGACACAGGCCTGGGTGTTCAACCCGTCGCCTGGGCCGGACATCATCCCGCGGCTGCACGACGCCAAGGTCAACGGCATGGCCCAGCTCGGGATCAATATCAACGGGGTGGAGGAGGTCGACGGCGTGCTCTACGCGCAGTCCTGGTGGTGCAAGGCAGAATGATGGTGGGAATACCACAGGCCTGGGTGGCGGAACTGGACGACCAGACGGCCCTGATAACTGATCCCGATGGGCGCGCGGCCGTACTCAATGAGATGGCCTATGCTGCGTACCGGCGCCGGGAGGTCGATGACAGCGATCTGGTCGACATGCTCGAGCTTGCCGAGGCGGCTAGGTTGTGGGCCCTGCTCGATCATGAGAATGAAGGGTTATGGAGTTGACGCACGCACGGATGGCAGGCGACTCGGCAGAACGCCGGGGAGGGTGGTT